TCCTGAAGCTGTTGTATTTAAACCTTCGCCAGCTAAAAATTCCATAGGAGTTCCTATTTGAACATTTCCTTGAGTTGAACCTTCGTCTGTAAATACAAAGTTTTCAATATTAGCACCGTCAATACTACCTGCTAACATAGCATTAGTAATACCACCAGCTTTAACTCTTATAGCGTCTGAAGCAACTTCAATAGATGAATCATCAACTTCAACATCCATTTGATTACCAGTTTTTGATAAAGCTGCACCGGCGTCAATTTGACCTGCGCCAGAGAATTGTGCTACATCTAAAGCAGTTGTACCAAAAGTTGGAGCACCTGTGTGTGTAAATACATAACCGTTATTAGCATTAGCTGTACCTGATTCTACAAATACGAAAGCACCACCTGTTAATTCGGCAGGTTGGTCTTCTGGAGTTGCTCTTGTTAATACAAAAGCATTTGAACCATCACCAACTGTAGTTACAACATAGATACCGTTTTGAGCGGCTGTTGTTTGGTCTTTAACTAAAATTCTATCAGCAACACTTGGTGTTGAACCATCAAGTGATAACGCACCATTTGAACTTCCTGTTAATGTTGCACCAACACCTGCTGTTCCGTTTGAATATGTAGCTGCTAAATTGGCAGTTGTTCCATATTTACAAGAAGGTTTAGTATCTAAACCTTGAGCAACTTGGTCAACATAAGCTTTATTTGCTAATGATTGATTTTGGAATCCACTTCTATCTTCATAACCAGCAGGAACAATTACTGTACCTGTTCCATGTGGTGAGAAACTAATATCTTTATTACCAGCAGTTGTTGAAATTATTTGACCATTTATTGTAATGTCATCAACAACAATTGAAGTTAAACCTGTAATGTCAGTTGTAGCTGCACCTAAAGTTAATGTGGATGTTCCTAAAGTAGTTGTAGGATTTGCTAGATTAGCATTTGTTATACCGGCAGTACCAGATAAGTTAGCATTTGTTAATGCTGTTGCTTGAATTTCTACATTATTATCAGTTACAACGGTAGCCATTCCTGAACCACCTGCAAAAGTTAATGTTTCAGCAGTATTGTAAGTATCTGTTCCTGTATCACCTGCTAAATCAATAAATTGATTAACAGTAGACCACGCTAAATTTTTTGAACCGTCTGTTTTTAAAAATTGTCCAGCTGTACCATCACCATCTGGTAAAGTAAATGTAGTTGTAGCAGTTACACTATTTGGAGCTTTAAGTCCAATAAACGCTGAACCATTATTAGTACCTTCGTTAAGTTTTAAAGTACCACCTGTTGTGGCATTGTTACCAATAATAACTTGGTCTATAGCCAAGTTTGAATCTGTTGTGAGAGCTGAACTTCCTGTTAAAGTACCTGCGACATGGTCTAACATGTCTGTGAAATATTGTCCACCAATTACTGTTACATTATTTGCGTCACCATTACCATCAACACCACCTTCACCAATAAAAATTCTATCACCACTATTGGCTTGTGTTCCCGTTCCATAAGTATAAGCTAATTCACCTAATTTCAGCGTTGCCGGGGCTGTTGCCGCTGAACTTCTTTTTATCTGAATTACTGTTGCCATTTATAACTCCTAAAATGAACCTGCGTTTAGCGTCAATGTACCAGTAGTTGTTACAATTTCTGTTTTAGAAACAAACTTACCATCACTTGACCTATATTGTAATATTGCTCCATCATTTAAAGAAGTTGTATCAACATCACCTAGCAATTTAAGTTGAAGAGAACTGTTTTGAGCCGCCTGTGCTGAAGGCAAAGCAACCGAAACTTGTTGTGGACCGTCAGTTACATTTGCATTAATAGTTGCTGTTATATCAGGCATTAATTTCTCTCCTTGGGTATATTTATAACGAAAAGAAGTTTAATTATAAAGTAACTTGAGGTCTTACAGTAATAATACCTTCAATAACTCTAGTAATCGTGCTAGAAGAAGTCTGTAGAATCTCTAAATCATACACATATCTACCTTCTTCAAGATTACTTGTCTGGTCAGCAGTCAAAGATAAGGTAATTACACCTGTTGTAGCGCCAGCGGCTACTGTGCATGTAATAGATGTTCTAGTTTTTGTTGAGGCATACCCTTTGGCCATCTTGGCGGATGCTGAATAACCTGTCAAGTCAAAAGGATTTCCATTTGAATCTTTGACAGTTACATCCGAATTGAATGTAGCGCCTTGGTCTATGTTCAGGTTTGCTATAGCGGCCATCTATTTTTTCTCTTCTGGTACTTCTTTCTTAACCAATTCTGCAATTTTTGTATTATAATGTTTTGTTAAAACATCAATCTTTTCAAGCTCAATCTTGTGTCTAATCTTAGATAACTGAATTTCTTGTCTTACTGCTATGTAATTCTGTAATTCAGGACTAAATTGTTTTTCATCATAATTCTTTCCATCAATTATCACACTCACTTTGTTCTCCTTTTCCTATTATTTATACTACTATTTATATAGTTTTAAAGGCACTTCCATATTTTTAGGATAGATAATAGTATGTACACAACCCTTTTTACTACCATCACAAACCCAATATTGGTCGTCACTCACAACTAAATTACCATTAAAATCTTCATTATATTTGTCAATATAATACTTCAACCATCTAATATTTGTTCTTTGTCGGCTTATAAAGTAAAATCTAGGGTTAAGTTTCTCAACAAACTGTATTTGTTGATTTATCAATGGATGATTTATATGTTTACCACCTCTAGTCTTGGTACCACCAGTTTCTCTAAAATTAGGAGAATATAAAAATCTATTACATAATCTATAGACACCTTCTCCAAAAAACTTTCTATGATATATTGAGGCTATAACCTGTACCTTTTCATCTTCACAACTTACAGATACAGCAATCTGGTCTTCTACAGAAAAGAACTTATAATTTTTCCAATATTTGTCCTTCTTCTCTTCAACAACCTGTTTTGTAATATCTTTTATTTGAAGACGATATTTTTCAGGCAATTCTTCCGTTTTGAAAGTTTGTATATTAAGCATTTGTAAATATTGCTAAAGACTTTTTACTTGTAAAGTTTTCTACATTTTGACTACAATGAAAGAACTTACTAGGAAACATAACTGCTTGATTATATTCATACTTAATAAAATCTTTAACTCTAAAACCTCTTTTATCTTTTATATGTTTAAAATCTAAACTGTCAGGAAGAGATATACTTGAATCAAACTCTTTAATCTTTTCTTTTCGTTCTTCAAAAGATAATACTGATTGAAAATCTTGTGTGTAATAATCATCTAAACTATATGCTTGTTCTGCCCATTGACGCATTACAAAAATTCCACCTTGAGGTTCTTTATCTAAAGGTATAATTATAGTATAGTGTGAATTATTTTCTTTACCAGCGTCACAATGTAATCTATAGGGTTGTTTCAATTCATAGATATGAGCGTCCCTTATAGAAAACTTTCCTATATATTTTTCTAATTTCTCTAAAATTGAATTGGATAATTCTTGATAGTATAATGTTAAATTACCTGATAAGGATTCAAACTCTTCTTTATTATCGTATTTAATTGAGGCTAATTCTGATTCAGATAAAAAGTCATTAACTTGTATAAAGTTTTCGTACATCATTTAACTTATTTTTCCAAGACTCTTTTGTGACCCAAGTCATATTATATACCTTATCTTTCTTTTCACCTGCACCACCAACATCTCCTTTTGGTATAGTTGCTAACCATTTACTTTCATCATAATGTAAACCATTTAAATGATAATCTTTAAAAGATTCTTTATGTATTGCATATTGTATATCAGCTTCAAAAATATCAAAACAAACATTCTTTTTTAAATGGTCTAATATCATACCAAATTTCTTACCTCTATGGTCTTTAGATACCCATTGACAAGAACTATAATAACAATTTTTTCCTGAATCATCAATTAGATTTTCTATTGTTTCATATGTTTCATATGTAGCACCATGGCTAGCAGACCACTCTTTAAAATCTAAATGAAAAGTTGATACAGGCATACTCTTACCTGCATATGTAGCTATAATATCATCACCCTTTTTCAACATTAAAGTAAATGCTGTTTCATTACCATATTCTGGTTCAAATGTAGGGTCATATGAATATGGATAATCGTCTGCTGATAAATGAGTTAAGAAATATTGAAAATCTTTAAAGTTATCACTTACCTCTACATCTACACCGTGTTTATCAAAAAAATTAAACATTTCCACATGTTTATCTGAAAATGCTTGGTCTATTTTTACTGATTTATGATTGTCTATAATTGCCATAACTATATTTATATTTCTCCTTAACTAATTTTCTAAATGATTTCTTATATAGCCCCTGCCATATAATCTGGTATTGTGATTCTTTATTCATATTAACTACCCAATGTTGATTTCCGGTATTCGTCCATCTTAATGCACCATCATAAGCAGGTAGTATTTTACCATTAAAACAAGAATAACAAGACTTCACATGATTTAAAACTAAATTAAATGTGTTAAGAACATTAAAACTATGTACTCTATCACTCTCTAACATTGGCCTTGCTTCATCTGGTATATCATTGTGTTCAGTTACTATTCCACCAGCGTCTAATACACTAACATAAATGTGACCAACATACATATAAGGAAATATTTCCTCTTTAAAAAAGTCTTGTAGTGCTGGAAGAAAATGTGCTATATTAGTCCATTGACTATTGTTAATAATTTCTTTTACTTTATTTCTATATTCATTTTGAGTATTGAATATAGGAGTAAATCTGGATATCTGGTCTCTATGGTCACCTGTTTCATTTAAAACTGTTACACTTCTCCAACCTCTAGCAGGAACTAAATCTCCTTTAGAGCCTGGATAATAGACATTACTTTCAAGGTCATTTAATCCTTCTCTCTTATAATCAGCGTCAAATGGTCTACGCCAATAAGAGTCTGGTATTTCTTTTGCCTCTTTTAATATATTCTTATATGGTATTTCCCAAAAATGACTTATATCTGCAAAGTCTACCGATTTAAGTATATTATGAAACTCTTGGTTATCTGTTCTCATTTAAATATTTCATCCAATATTCTAATAGTGAATGCCTTTTTCCTTCCTTTAATCCTATCCACAGGTGCTTGGTTGGTTCTATTCCATTATCTTTGCATAACTTCTCTGCTATACCCCTATATTTATCATACAAATAATGAGGTGGTATAAACATTAAATGGCGCATTAAATCTACTCCTACCATATTAACATAAGTGAATCCTGCCTCTAATTCCAATGTTTTAATAGGTACTTTACTATATGCAATACCAATTCTATGATATTGAACACCAAAACATTTACTAAAACTAAAAGCTGCATATTTAACCTTACTCAAATCAAAGGTTTCTTTAACGCCACTATTACCTGCCCATGCAAGGTCTACCAATGATGGTTTCTCTAATATGTGGCAAGTATCTGGATGAATATCTCCTGTTCTACAGAAAGGTAAACTAATAACATCTATTTTATTTTCTAATTTAATACCTGATTTTAATAGAACTCTAGCATATGCTGGATAAGCAATGTATTCACCTTCAACACATATTGGCCTTAAACTATGTTCAGTTAAAACCGTAGGTATAAATTCTGAAACTCCATTAACAATATAAACAAAAGGAAATTTTTCCAGGCCTTTAAACTTTATATGTCCTTGATTTAACCAAGGTATAAATCTCTCTTTAAAATCATCACAAATTTTTTGTTTATTTACCGTCAATTCATTGTGGTTATAATAGTTAGCAAAATAATCTTTCACTCTATCTTGAACTTCTGGTAATTGTACAGGTAATGTTTCTACATATCCGTTATGGTACATTTAATAACCTCCATAAACTCTTTATAATCCTCATCTGACATTATATAAGGCAAACAATATACTGCTGTTGTAGGATTTTCTGAACCATCTTCTAAAATATATCCTTTCTCTCTCATTTTTTTAATGAATGATAAAGACTGTTTAGGTGTTTCAAAATCAATTGCTCCCATACAACCAACTTGTCTATGATTATCTAATCTAATATCAAATCTATCATGGTTTAAATCAATCTTATCTAATTCATTTAATACAGCATTAGCAGCTGCACAACCAACAGGATGCCCACTATAGGTAAATCCGTGATTAAACATCTTCACACTCTTTTCAATTCTTTCACTTATCA